ACGCCAATGGGGCCATCATCAACCCGCAGGAGTTCCGCGCGGAGCTGACGAACAACCCTGGCGATGCCTACCCCATGTGGATCGGCGGCGGGGTCAAGAACTACAACAACGCTGTGTTCTGTGTCGATCGCTCGGGCAACGCCAAGTTCTCCGGCACGGTCTCTGCACTTAACCTCACCGACAACTTCCAGGCTCAAGCCACGTTCGGATGGAACGGTGACATCGCGGCGAACAATGGCGGTGTAGCTGCGCAGTTCACGTTGCCTGCGCCGGTCAAGCTCGGTCAGTTACACACGCCCGTGCTCTTGGGCGAAGTCTCCTTCTACGGTTCTGACAATGACGGCTCCGCAGCAGCAGGCGCGGTTATCAACATCGAGCGACTAGACGGCAGTACGTGGGTCGCTGTCCGCAGCACCGGCTACGACGTTTACAAGTTCATCACCATCCCGGCCGCTCTGGTCTTCGTGGATACACCCACGACCATCGCACGCACCTATCGAATCCGACTGGTCAGCGGTAACCAGGACTTCCATCTCAAGGCCACCAACGGCTACATCTTCGGACTGAGGTAATCATCGCAACCAACGATCCAACCGGCTATGTGTCCAACGCGACACTAGCCGCTCGCATCTCTGCGCTCATCGACAAGTGGAACGGTTACAAGAACGCTCTACGCGACATGCTGACCAAGAAGGACGGCACGGTAGACATGGAAGACGGTACGGGTGCCATCGTGACCCTACCGACCTTCCCGGCCCTGCAAGCGTCCGTCAACATCCTCACGGACTCGTTGACTGGCGCTGTGTCTGAAGCGCAGAACATCAACGCTCAGACCGTGATCTACATGAACGCTGCGGGCAAGTCGGCCACTGACGCCGATGTGGCGCGTGCAGCCTCCTACGTCTCGCGTGATGCATCCCAAGCTTCGGCAGATGCATCAGCCGGCTCGGCTTCCAGCTCAGCCGCGCAGGTGGGCCTCGCGAAAGATCAGGTGGCCCTTGCGACCACGCAGGTTAGCCTTGCGACCGATCAGGTAGCCCTCGCTACCAACAAGGCTACGGCGGCGGCTGGCAGTGCTACCGCTGCGGCGGGAAGTGCAGCCACGGCAGGCACCAAGGCGGACACCGCAACGAACCAAGCAGTCATCGCAACGAACCAAGCTGCGGCTGCAGTGGTCAGCGCGACCGACGCCAACGCCTCGCAGGGTCTCGCGTTGAACTATGCGAACGCTGCGGTGAACGTCGAGGTCACGCCGGGGTACTTCTCGGCGCTCCATTGGGCTGAGCAGGCGCGATTGAACGTGCTGGGTTCCCTGGTGTTCAAGGGTAAGTTCGACGCGAGTAAAGGCGCGATGCCGACCGAGCCACACCTCGGCGACTTCTACATTGTCAGCGTAACGGGCACGGTCAGCGCGGTGAAGTACACGACGGGCGACATGGTGTTCTTCGACGGCACGGCTTGGGATCGTATCGACAACCAATCAACCGTATCGAGCGTTGCCGGCCGCATCGGTAACGTGGTCATCGGCATCTCCGATCTGGCGGGCCTACAGGCCGCTCTCGATTCCAAGCAGGGCAACCTGGGGTTCACTGCAGTCCAGCAGGGAACCGGCATCGGTCAGCTGAACAACGTTATCAAAATTGGCTATGCGGGCGCCTCTGGCAAGACCAAGCTCACGGTCGATGCTACCGACTTTGGAAACATCGCTCTTGAGAGCTGGGCCAGCGGTGCTTTCGTTACTCGCAACCAAGCGAACGACACACGCGGTACGACGTTCCAGGCACCTAATCCGCCGAACATCGCAAACATCAGCGCAACAGGTAACGACCGAAATACCGCACTGCTGATTAGCAACGGCTCAAACGGTAACGCGTCAGCAACGATGTCCTTCATTCGCGAGGGCATCTTCGGTGCCCACTTCGGTCTCGACACGGACAACGTGCTCAAGATCGGCAGCTGGTCTTTCGGCGCAGTGGCATACCGAGTGATCCACGAGGGCGTGTCGAATTGGGTGTGCCCCGGTTCCTTCACCACATCCTCTGCAGCCGGCGCAACCATGTCCGGCAACGGCAGCGGCATGCAGATGAACGGTAACTGGTGGCACTCGGGCGAGCTGTACCACCTCAACGCTAACTCGTCTGCGTGGGTTCGCACTCCGCGCATGTTCGTCCAGTCCGGCGACCCTGGAGCTGGCGCTTCCGAAGGTGACATCTGGTGCTGGTGACGCATGATTAGGCGTCGGCAGGGTGGCACATGGATAGACCCCGGCACCTTCAAGCGTCGCCAAGGCGGCGCATGGGTCGTGTGCCAGAACGTCTACCGTCGCCAAGGTGGCGGATGGGTTCTCGTCTGGCACTACAACGTCAGCGGCACGGTAAGTCCTGCGCAGGCAACCGGCTCCTTAGTCGCTACTGGCCCATCGGGACAAGTGCAGACCTACGCGGTCACCGCGACTGGATCAGGCGGTAGCGGCGGGTACACCTACGCGTGGTCGATTGCCACCGTCAGCTCTGGCAACCCTCCAACCATCTCGAACCCGAACAGTGCAAGCACCTCGTTCTCGCGCAACGTGACACAAGGCATCGGCATCGTTACGGGCACTGCGCAGGTGAGGATCACAGACGCCAACGGCTCGTCGTCCGTCGTCGTGGATGTCCCTTACTCCCTCTCCTATTCCACAAGGCAGTGATGACTATGGATGCAGCACTACTAGCGAACCTGATCGCCCTCAAGGTCTCCGGGGACAACGTAGGATTCTCTACGTTGCTCTGGAAGTACGGCGACGGTATCGAACAGGACGCTCTGGCACTCCTCCCCTCTGCGGGAGGGGGCACCTACGCAACCGACAGTCTACAACTCGCCGAAGCTATGCGAGTTCTACTGATGATCGACCGCAGCGATAAAGCGAATGCCGCACTGGCTGCTGCTGATCGCCGGCTGGCCCTCCTGGCTCTTACGGAATCCGAGGCAAATCCTCTCGATCCTGCTGCATTCACTGCGGCAACGAAGGCGGCCGATAGTTACCCGGAGTTCTCCCCACGAGTCAGCGCGATCCAGCAGGACGCTCTCTCGCGTGTGCAGGCCGACGTGTCCCTGTGGCGCTCCGGTAAGAACATCACGCTTCCCGACACGCTCCCTGTGCTGCTGCGTACTTCAGTGGACGGGGCGCGTGTGGAGACCAGCAAGGGCGTGAGTGTGCCTATCGGTGTTGTCGAACGTATCTGGCAACTCACGAGCCTCGCTCGATCCGAAGGACGCACACTGACACCCGAGGACTTCCTGCGGGAAGGAGGCAACGGGATAGGCGAGTTCACCCTCACCGCAGTAGCCACGGACAGCTCCATCGTCGTGAGCTGCCACAGCCTCGACAGCTACGAAGTCGAACGCATCTTCAAACGCTTGGGCCTCGCTACAGGCGAGACCACCTAACCATCAACGATCATGGATAACGATACGAAACTACTCGCCACCTTGGGCGTCACCGGGGCCATCATCGGTCTCGGCAAAACCCTTGCTTCGAGCGCGCCTTCTAACTGGAAGATCGCCCTCGCGCGTTGCATCACTACTGCGGGTCTCAGCATGAGTGCTGCGTTCGCTGTCGTGATCTTTCCCTCGCTCTCGTTCACGGCCTCTGTGGGCCTCGCGGCTGCGCTGGCATCCTTGGGCACCTCTGCTCTGGAGCGGCTGTTCTCGCGCTTCCTGGGAGGCACCAGTGGCGGCCAGTAAAGACTCTCTCGAACGCCTGCACACGGCAGTCGTCAACAAGCTGGCGGATAGCATCGAGGCGATGCCTGCGGGTGAGAAGGGTCTCGCTGCGATCCTCAACGTGGCCCGCCAGATGCTCAAGGACGAAGGGATCGAAGCTGTTCCTGTTCCCGGCAGTGCTACCGGCAAGCTTGCTGAAAAGCTCAAAGAGTTCCCCTTCGATCCCACCTCTGATCGGAGCCATTGACCGAGCCGCATCCCTTCGAGGATTTCCGTAACTTTGTCTATCACATCTGGAAGGAGCTGGGCCTACCCGCGCCGACTCCTGTCCAGTACGACATCGCTGCATACCTGCAATACGGCCCTCGCCGTCGCGTCATCGAAGCCTTCCGAGGCATCGGCAAATCCTGGATCACCGCAGCGTACGTCTGCTGGCTTCTGTGGAAAGACGCACAACACAAGGTACTCGTCGTCTCGGCATCCAAGGATCGCTCTGACGCATTCTCGATCTTCACCAAGCGACTGATCGAGACCATTCCCGAACTGGCTCACTTGAAGCCCAAAGGCGACCAGCGCAACTCGAACCTCGCGTTCGATGTCGGCCCTGCGAAACCCGATCAGTCCCCTTCCGTGAAGTCGGTGGGTATCACTGGTCAGCTCACCGGCTCCCGTGCGGACACGATCATCGCCGATGACGTGGAGGTCGTTAAGAACTCGGCCACCGTCGCACAGCGAGAGAAGCTGGGTGAACTCATCAAAGAGTTCGACGCGATCCTCAAGCCGCTCGATCACGCAGAGATCGTGTACCTGGGCACACCTCAGACCGAGGAGTCCATCTACAACCAGCTCCCTGCACGCGGCTATGAAATCCGCATCTGGCCCGCTCGGTATCCGAAGGATCACAAGCACTACGGTCAGTACAACGGCCGGCTCGCACCTTTCATCGCTGAAGCCTTCGAGGCGAACCCGAAGCTTGCATGGCAACCCGTAGAACCCACGCGGTTCCATGAGGATGACTTGCTGCGTCGTGAGGCTTCCTATGGGCGCGGCGGGTTCCTGCTGCAGTTCATGCTGGACACCACGCTTTCCGATGCGGAGCGTTACCCGCTAAAGCTCTCAGACCTCATCGTCATGGATGTTGATCGCGAGGCAGCTCCCGTCCGTGTGATGTGGGCCAGCGGGAAAGAACAGGTCATCGACGACATTCCCTCCGTGGGTTTCACAGGTGATCGCCTGCACCGCCCGATGTATCTCTCCAAGGACGTTGAGGAGTTCACCGGCTCGGTGATGTCCGTCGATCCATCGGGACGTGGCGGCGACGAGACCGGCTACAGCGTGACCAAAATGTTGCGCGGCATGGTCTATCTCCGCAGGGCTGGGGGCCTCAAGGGAGGCTACGACGACTCCGTTCTGGAGAACATCGCCCACATCGCTCGCGCTGAGAAGGTGAAGCTCATCCTGGTCGAAGGTAACTTCGGCGACGGCATGTTTATCAAGCTCCTTGAGCCTGTGCTCCGCCGCATCTACCCCTGCACCGTCGAGGAGACGCACAGCACGGGACAAAAGGAGCGCCGCATCATCGACACGCTTGAGCCAGTGCTTAACCAGCATCGCCTCATCGTTGACGCCGCTCTGATGCGCGCCGACCAGAAGGACGAACCGAAGTTCCAGTTGTTCCACCAGCTCAGCCGTATCACGCGTGACAGGGGTTCGCTCCGGCACGACGACAGGCTCGATGCGCTGGCTATGGCGGTTGCCTATTGGACGCAATACCTCGACCGCGATGTGACGAACGAGGAGGAGAAGCGTCTGGAAGAACTCATGGAGCTTGAGTACGCGAAGTTCGCTGAGTCTGTCATCGGTCATAAGCCATCCGTGCCTAACTTTTACGACAACTACTGAGTGCACAGCCTGAAAGACGGCAGTCAGCGTGTTTTTACTGACTGCCGTCGCTCACCTGCTCTGCTATCCACGCATTTAAACGAAGAAGATAAGAATAAGCACAGGTAAAGCCGCAAAAAATAAAACACGTGCAAGGTAAATCTGAACTTTCATTGTAGCGCTGTAAGACTGATCGGGCAGATCAAAGTCAAGAATCATCCGAGTCACACCGAGCGAAGACTTCATCCCCACAGGAAGTTTCCCATCGGTTCCTTCGCTACCGAAATATCCTGGGTCACACTTATTTAACTGAGTGGCCACATATCTCCCAAAGAGATACTGAACAACAATATAGAACCACATTATCCAAATGATTTTATTTACGCTCATGCAAACCCTCTTGTTGCAATTCAATTGTTATTCGTTGATTGCTCTTTAGGTTTAATAGTTACTGCGGGGGCTAGTGTAATTCCAACATGAACAGGAGTTTTTAAAGTTACCAACTCACCGAAACCCAGCCCCACCTTGGGGGTCAGGGTGAAATTGCCATTGGTATCCAAACTCGCCGTGATGCCTGCATGTAACACGTCTCCGCCCTCAGCCTCTGCGGCGAAACTCAAACTCGAAGGTTGCGAACTGCCACCAAATATATTGACTGTAAAAGAGTTTTTAGGAGAGACATCAACACTCATGTTCGCCCCTTCTCCATAAACAGGAGCGAGCTTCGCTTCGTCCGAATGCAGAACATTTCCTTCTGCGATTGCGCCAAAGTTTTTATAAGTCGCGCCGCCTGAGTAAGTAATATTAACTTTACTATCTACCGCAGCTATAGCATTGGCAGCTGGCTGAGCCACTTCGTCATGGTAAGCCTGCGTCGTTATCTGGTTTGTAATGCTTACTTGAAATAGCGGCGGCTCCGGGAACTTACCGTTGGGGTCGATATTCCTTATTGGATTATTATTCCCGTAAGCATATCTAGCGAAACTGAACGTATTTCCTGCAATAGGTTGCTGTGGATCAACGCTTAAAAATCTTCCCGTAGCGGGATCGTAATAACGCGCCTGCATATAAACGAGGCCCGTGTCGGGGTCATTCACATGCCCGGTATAACCAGGGCCGTTCGGCGGTGTTCCTAGTGCCTGAGACCCGTAAGGCGCGTAGTCGAACGTTGCTGTGATGTTGCCGTTCGCATCAGCCTCAGCAAGAGGCGTCCCCTGCGGATCGGTATAGATGTAGGTAACCGTGTTCGCATGCGCGACGCCGCAGAGCAGCACTAGCAAGTAGCAGAAGCACTTGCCGATAAGTCGAGTCCCCATATCCCCATCCCCTTCCCTTTGGAGTAACCGTAGCCTATCAAATATCTCCCCGCCTGGAAGACTTCCTAATCGAAGTCGAAGGCGAGCGGCTTGTCGCGTATCCCGACACAAACGGCACCCTGACTATCGGTGTCGGCCACACCGGCCCCGACGTAACCAAGGGCCTCCGCATCACCCCTGAGCGTTCGCGTCAGCTCCTCCGAGCCGACCTGGCTACTGCCATCGCCTGCGTGAACCGCTACGTCCGTGTGGCTCTCACGGAAGCTCAGTGGATCGTCCTGGTGTCCTTCACGTTCAACGAAGGTTGCCGTGCATTTCAGACCTCCACCTTGCTCCGCTTGCTCAATGCCGGCGACTACGCATCGGTGCCTGTGCAGCTCACGCGCTGGAACAAAGAAACCATCCACGGCGTTCTCGTCGTCAACACCGGCCTCACGAATCGTCGTGCTGCTGAAATCAAACTCTGGAACAGCAAATGAAAGCTCTCATCGCATACCTCGCAGATCACGCATGGGCCTGGTCGATCTTCAAGTACACCGCGTTGCCCGTCTTCGCCGTCTACGACATCTGTAAGGATCATCTGCCGGACATCATCCGCGAGTACCGCTCGGACGTGCTGGAGATGGATGCCAACCTCGCTGAGTACCGAGCTGGGAAGACCAAGGGGTAATCCCCTACTTCCACCCATCGTAGGTTCTTGCGTATCATGGCTAGGGGTAGAGGAGGGGTAACACCCGCTCTCCGCCTCATGGCTCTATAGGAGTCCTCATGACTCCTTATGTGCTCATTAGGTTCTCTTGCTTCCACCCTTGCTCCTATGTTCCCTGTTATATCCATTCCCTTTCAGATACACGGACTTACTGATGACCCGCCACCTGCCCCTTCTGGCCCTCGTGGCCCTCACTGGTTGCGCCGCGACCGTGGATAGCGTGAAGCACACCGCAGCGTCTCGTTGGGAAGGCAAGCCGGTCAGTGTTGCCCTGGCTAAGCTGGGTACGCCGATGTACACGCAACTCGTCGGCCGTAAGACTGAGAAGGTTCTTGAGCCTGAAACGGTGTGCCCGATGCTGCACTTTGGTTCTGCCGGTTCCACGCGGAGCTATAAGTGCCTACAGGAGCGCAAGCGGATCGAGCGTGTCATTGATCCCGGCACTGGCGAGACTGCCTACACCTGGCGCAATAGCCGGGAGCACGGCGGCGGTGCCTACACTCCCCTCGTCACCAGCCAGTACGACGGCATGGTAGGCAAAACGCCCGTCTATGGTTCCATCACGACACCAGGGCAGACCGTCTTCTTCGACAGCTACACGGGCTTCTGCGCCTTCACAATCACTGCTGACCCCGAGGGGATCATCAAGTCCACTGAGGTTCACTCGGACGACCCCGGCGCTTGCAAGGC